GGAACTGCTTCAAGTAGCGTTGCAGCGTCTCTATCGGAATCACCTTGGACAGCCACGTCGTTAGCTTCGTCACCCACGTCAGCAGCTTCGTCAGCACCAGCACGCCGACATAGAGCAGCAGAAACAGCGCACCAATGACGACGCCAAGAATGATGCCGCCGATGGTGACGAGTGCTTTGCCCAACAAGATCAGCATCGGCTTGTTCTGCACCCAGAATTCTTTGATCGCGTTCCACATCCCCACGAACGCGTCGCGCAGATACTCAACGCCCCGGCGAATGATGGCGAACAGCTGCGGGAAGCGCTTCTCGAAGTCGCCAATCACCGAGCGCCCGCCCGCTCGCCAGACTTTAAAGTCGTCGATCAGCAGGTAGATGGCAATGCCGACCGCAGCAATCGCCGCAGCGATCAAAACGAATTGCAGCGTGGACAAGCCCATCGCAATAGCAACTGTCTTCGCTACTGCTGCCAAGCCCTGAAACGCTTGGAAGGCTGTCTGCGCCCACGATGCGATCTTGTACGCGATCAGCAGCCCCACGACGACGCCAAGCAGCTTGATAGCTGTCGTGAGCAGATCAGCACCGCCAGTCAACTGTGAGAAGCGCTCGCTGATCTTGTTGAATGAATCGACCCAACCCTCGATACGCTTGCGAAACTCCAGCAGCATTGTCTTGCCGGGGCCAAGCCACCACTTCATCATGCGGTCAATCATGTCCTGAAGCGCGGGCATGAGCGCCAAGCCGATTGTCTGGCCAACTTCAGTGATCGCAGACTTCACGCGACGAAAACCCTTCTCAAGTTCTGCGGCTCGCTGATAGTCAGAAGCCCTGAAGGGAATGCCCGCTCGTGCTGTCTCATATAGGCGGGTGAATTCTTCGCGCCCATTACGCAGCATCAGGATCATGTTCTGATCGATGCCCAGCCGCGAGAGGATCTGCTGCTGTGCGCCCGTACTCATGCCCTGAATGCGTTCAGCCACATCACCGAGAAACGTAACCACGTCTTTCTGGTGCCCCGCTGCGTCCTGCGCTGTCAGACCAAGGGTTTGAAAGACTTTGACCATGCGGGGCGCTGTGCCCGTCACGATGCCACCGAGAGTGCGGTTTACATTTTCGAGTGAGCCGCGCAGCGCGTCGGCGGGTACATCGAATGCAGCTGCGGCTTTGGTCATGCCCGCGATAGACTCGGTGGCGATGCCCGTCCTATCGCTCATCTTCTGCACAGAAGCGAGCGCAGTCGCAGTCGACTGAGTTAGTTTGAAAATCCCTGCTACGGATAGACCGCTGAAGATGCCCAAGCCCAGCAAGCTCTTGCCAAGGCCGGCAATTTTTGTCTGCGCACTGGCGAGCGCGGTCTCATCGACTTCAAAGCCCAGCCGAGTGAAGAAAGTATCGAGCAGCGTTGCCACGTCATTAACCTCGCTTCGCTCTCCGTTCGGCTAGTTCATTTGCGCGTCGTTCGTACTCCGCTTTCTCCGCAATCATCTCGTTCATGTCGAGCACATCGCGGATTGTGTACTTGCCGTTGGATAAGTCCGCCCACTCGCAATAACCTGCATCCACGCACTGATAAAGAAACCAACTGATGTTGGCGCTCTCGATCAGCTGGATGCCTTCGGGCGCTTGCGGGTCAAAGGCAAGCGGGCGCCTGAAAAAAAATCTGACATATTGAACGCGATGCTGCGACCGACGACGGGCAGAACGTCTGCGGGGTTCTGCGCGAACATCATGTCGATGCCAACATCGACGATCTGCATGTTCAACTCGTGAGGCAGAATTGCTGGCTTGCCCTGCACAGTGATGTACGGCGCGAGCAGCCGCGCTAGGTTCTGAAACGCGTCCATCGGTATCGCCCGCAGCCCGCCGAAGTCTTCCAGCCCCTCTACGATCATGTCCATCATCTCGGCTTCAGTCTTCTGCTGGATGGCTTCGAGATCTCGCACCTTCGCATTCTTGACCAGCGCGATGATCGCCTTGATGGTCGAGTCACCGAAGTAAGCGACAAGCGCATTGCCGAGCGCGAGATAGCGCATCGCGGGCAGCTTGTGCAGGGTGTAAGTGAAGCCCGCAGGGGATTCGTAGGTGAACTGCTGGCTGGCGGATTGAGAGGGAAAGGGCACGGTTGCCATAATTGTTTACGAAACTAACGCCTGTGTGTTCTCTTCGTTCAGCACCATCAACTCGAATACAAACTGCCACTCTCGCGCAGCTGCGTGCTCGCCCAGCGCGACGTGCGCCTGTTGCGTGAGCACGCCACCAGAGAGCGTGTAACTCGTCCCGTTCGATGCGCGATACGAGCCGTTGAGCGGCGCAAAGCTGTCGCCGTTGACGACTTGATCGTTGAAGAATTCCTGAAAGAATCGGTTGACGTTCGACGTGTGCTGGGTGCGCACTGTCAGTCGACCGCCGCGATTGGCTGACACCGAGACTTCGAGAAATCCGTCAGCGCCGAATTCTGTCGTCGCTGCATCGGCATACGGCTCGAACGTGATCACGTCGTCACCGTTAGCCAGCCCGCTGATCGTCGCGCCATTGATCTGAAGGACGCCGCTCTTGATCGAATATGCTTTCATCGCTACACCCTCCTACGGATTGAATGGCATGTAAATGTTCAGCTGGTGAATCGCACCAGACCCCTTGAGCACGATGGCGATGTTCGAGCCGAAGCCCGCTGCCCGCTGGTCAGGGGTGAGCGTGTTAATGGGCGCAGCGATGATCTTGTAGCCCTTGGCCAAAAGTTCGCCGTTTTCGACCACGCCACGAATCGTCGCTGCGTCCCAGTACCCCGGCGCGAGAAAGCCGGAAGACACAATCTGCACCAGCCCCGTATCGAGGTAGCCGACCAGATAGTTCATGCCCTGATCTGTCTGCGGTACACGTCGCGCCCGCTCGATGCCTGAGATGGCGAGCAGGGTGATGTATGACTGAAGAAAGTCGATGCCAAACTGATCTTCGATAAACAGCCCGTTGGCCATGACGCCGGGGAAGACTACCGGGTTGGGGCCAATCACCTGATAAACATTGGCGTTCTTGGTGGTCGCTGCATTGAACTGGCCAAGCGTGAAGCCTGACGGCTCGATTGCCGCGAGCGGCTGCACGCCAATCGTGATCGCGGAGTTCGGCAAACGCAGATCAACAGCAATGGTGCGCGAGATCGTCGCCAGTTCGGGATAGTCTTCCTTCGCCTCTTCGCGGGCGAAGGCGAATGCTCGCTGCGTCGTCGTCTTCAGCTTCGAGGCGAAGTCGTCGGTCTGCGATGCGGGGTCGAGAATGAGCGGGTCGCTGGATGCGCGACCGTAGAGCATGATTTGAGTTTCCACCCAGAGCGCCGCCTTCATCGCATCTGCGTCGGTCATCTCATGCGAGATGGCAAGCCCATAAAACTGGTACTTGCTCAGGCACGCCGTCAATGCAGCGACTACGTCTTCCTCGCCATCACGCACGCCAACATAGAGAATCGGTGGGTTTGGGTTCTGCGCGAAGTAGCCAACCGCAGCGCGATACTCTTCTGATTCGGGGCCACAGTCTGTACCAACAGAGTTCGCGTCATAGAACGCACGCACGCGCTCTTCGACCGGGATGTTCTCATTGCTACCAAGAAACAGAGCAGTGTTCTGTCCGGTCGACGTGTCGATGACTGGCGGGATATCGGTACGAACGTTAACGATGATGCTCGCTGGCAAGCTCATACTTCCACCTCTTTATAGGTTGGTTCTCCGCGCTCTGGATAAATCGTGATTGGTACAGTCACGATCAAAGGCGTGCGCACGAGATCATCGACAGCAACATAAAAATCGAGGCGCATGACTGCACGTGACTGCCAGATTTCATCCGGCAGCAAGCCCGTCAAGTTCGTCACGTTCGCGACGGCAACGAAGCCAAAGCCCGCATCGCTGAACATCTGCGTTGCAAGCTCCGACTGTAAGCGGCTCGACAGCGAGCGCAGCTGGCGGTACGCATCGCCGTTGTAATACTGAATGCTCGCGCTCACCAGCCGCACCCCAGAGATGTGCTCGGTGGCGTGCAGCGCGTCGTCGTCAAGCCATTCAGTTTCGTCGGTGCCCTCGGCGTGCTCGGCTGTAATCTGCACCGTGATGTACTCTTCACCCTTCACGATGGGCGCGTTCTGATCGGACGGGCGCACCGCGTTCTCTGGCATGTCCAGCAGCAGACGGATGATGATGCGCAGCGTCGCGTTCGTGTTGAGATCAGCCACCATGCGTCACCTGTGCGATTGCCTTGTTGTAGCCGTAGGCTTGCCACGGCTCGACGTGAATCACGCGATACTCTTCGCCCGCGTAGTGGAGTCGATCATCCATCTCAAATTCCAGCCGCCAGAACAGCGTGACCGACTTTTCAATGCGCTCACCTTCGGGCAGGGCATCGAGATCGTTCGCCGTCGATGGGTAGATGATGCCGAGATGCACGATCTCGGTCGGCTCGGCGCACCTCATCCACAGCCCGTTGCCCTGCCACTGCCCGACGTAGCGCATGATCCTGATGATCTGCGCGATGCCGCGAGTCTCCAGCAGCGCAGGAATCGGTCGGGCGTAAGGGATGGTCGCGCTCATTCTTCGATCTCCCATTGCACGTTCTGCATCATCTGGCCGAAGTCGATCAGCGGCTTGCTGCTGCCCTTGCGCTTGATCGTTGCTTCTTTGAGCGGCGGCGTGTAGACGCTGCGAATTTGCTGCTGCACTAAGACCTGTCCGTGAGTACCCAGCCGACCAAGCGCGACCTGCTTCGTCATTTCGCCATGCAGAATTTTCAGCAGCAGATCGCGATTCAGCGCCGACAAGCTGGCGCGGCTGTTGGTCATCGCGGGTTCGAGAAACGGGCGCGGCGGGATGTGCTCTGTCCCAAACTCGTGAATCATTCCGAGTTGTCCAAGTGTGATCATGTCCGCTCTGGGTCTTCCTCGCGCTCGGTGTCCGGCAGTCCAACACGCACGAAGTTAGGCGCACCGCCGACGCGCTTCGCCAGCGCTTCGAGCGACAAGCCAGTGATCCTGCGCGTCGTTACTTTCGGGATGATGAAAGGCTGTGCCATCGTGTTAGCTTCGTCGGCTGCGTCTGGTTGCTCGTGCCCGCTGACCGGAGGTTGGATAAGTTCGACCCGTTGCTCGCGCCTTGGCCAGCGCCCGTCTGGCTGCTCGTGGCGTCATCGCTCCAAGTGCTCGCTGCGATGCCCTGACTCGATCTCTTCGCTTTGCCATTGCTGCTCCCTTCACGTCACTGTGACCAATCCCACAGAGACGTTTTTCTTCAGGTACAGGAACATCTGCCCCCAGCTGGTACCGGAGAACGGTGACGCCATCAGAGCCTCGTCAATCGCAGTGTCCCGCGTGAAGCGCACGTCGCCCGCAGTGAAGCTGCTGATGCCTGACGGTATCGAGCCGACGACCATGCTCGCCTCGCCGCCTTCCCCTTCACTGGGCACCATCGCCTCGGCTCGCAGGGTGAGGAAGTGTGCGACGAAGGCAAGCTCGCCCCACTTGAGAAAGCCCCCCCAAACGAAGCGATTGAACTGCACGCGGCATAGTTCGAGCAGATCGTCGATCACCTGATCGGGTACTTCGTTGAATTGCGGCAAGCGCTTCTGAAACTCTTCGCGAGTGAGATGGACGGGACTACGACTGCGCATGATCGACCAGTCTTCGAGCAGCGCGAGCGTGCCCTCGTTCTGGTAAATCCAGCCCTGAAAGTCGTCGAGCGTCATCAGCATCGCGCAGCACTCCGATCATCTGAACTTGTTGACTATTCCACGCGCAGCGCCACGCAGCACATTGCCCGTAGTTATGGCTGGTCGAATGGTTCCGGCTGGCGTGCCCTCGGTGTGGGGCTTGTCCTTGCATTCCTCTTCCTTCTTAGCAGCGGTGTCGCCCAACGCGAGCTTCTCCGATGCGAACCACGAAGCCACGACCTTGTTTGCTTTCGCTTGCGCAAGCTGATCATCGGGAACCTCGACAGTAGAATGGGGCTTGATCTCTGTCTTGCCGATGTAGAGCGTGACGTTGGAAGTATTTGTAACTTTAGCCATTACAATACCCTCACTGATGCTGCGGCGGTTGATGCGGCAGCTGCTGCGGGTGACGCGGCTGTGTCCCGCCGTTCAGCTTCTTCGGCGTCGCGGCTTGCGCAGCTGCGCCTTCAATCGCGGGAAAGTCCATGTAGACAGCTGACTTGGGATAACGGAAGTGGACGGGGCCATACTTGAATTCCCCCGGCACGACGAACGTCAGGTTGCGAATCTGCGGCGGCAGGAAGCGATACGGCATGGGCAGCGGCACCACCATGTTCTCTGGGGAACGTTCGTATGCCATCAGGCGCGGCACGCCACCCTCGCCCGCCACTTCGAGTCCACGCACGCCGACGATAGTCAACTGCTGCCCCGTCTCCATCGTGGTCTTGTTGGTGGTCATAATGAATTCCAGCACTGTCTCTGCGGAATACTCATTGATGGTCATGCGCTGGGCCAGCGAGATCAGCTGCGACGGCGCACAGATCGTGTCCGCGTAGCTGGTGTGGTTGCTCTGCTCGTACACCGCGTCAACTGCATCGAGGAAGATGTTGATCAGTTCTTCAGCGTCTGCACCGATGTACGCAGATGGCGCGGCAATCACAGCGATGCGGCTGTTGATGAAGAGTGAATCCGCAAAGCCGAGCTTGCCCCAGCGCTTTGTGCCGAAGAGCACATGCTCATTGATCGCCCGCTCGTAGACGTTGAACGCCGCTTGCGGGAGCAGAGCCACACGGTTGAAGTTCAGCAGCGCAGCTTGCCGCAGATCTTCAGTGTCGTAGCTGTAACCAGCACCGCCCGTCTTGAACGGGATGTATACATCGCTGCCCGCAACATCGACGAGCGGCATGTCATCCGATCCGCGTGCGATCTCTTTTACCTCGCCGCGAATGTCCATGATCGTGTAGGCGCGACCAATCGCGCCCTCGCCATCACTGGAATCAATCGGCACTAGGCGCTGATACAACAGTGGCGTGCGACGCGGTTCATACACTCTCGCTTCATAGGAGTACAACTGTGAAGTGACGAGCGCGAGCGCCGGAGTGTTGAGTGCAACGTCACCGAGTATTGACGCAATCATCCCCGGCACGACTGAATCGAATAGCTCTTTCCGTGCGTTGCGCATGGAAGTGTCCTCCCTCGATTTCGGTTATTTCTTCGGCTCTTCCGGCTCTTCCGTCTCGCTCGGTTCTTCCGGCTCCATCGGTTCCTCTTCGGTTAGCGGCTCTTCGATCACAGTCGGTTCGTCTGTTTTCGGCTCTTCGACTGTCGTCGTCGTTCTCTCATCGCTCATCGGACTGCTCCCCTCTACGAAGTTCTGCTGCGTTGAGTTGCTCGCTTACTCGTGCGGCTGAGCTTTCTTCGCGACGTAGCCTTCAGGCGCACTGCCGCCCGCTGCTGACGCGACGATCAAAATCTGGATAATGCCAAGCTCGCCCGCTTTCGTGTCTGTCTCCCATGTGCAGCCGGGAACAGCAGTACCAGCGCCAACCACGCCGTCGGCGTCGACTGCGACGGGATCGCCGCGATGCACGTCAGCAGTCGCGATCTGGCGCATTCGCGCATCGCGCACGATGTGAACGGTATCGCCGGGGAGATACTCCAGCGGCGGCTGCGCGTCGTTGGTGCCAAACGCCGCAGCCACGGGGCGCAGAGCGAAGTCAGCTTTGGCGAAGCCGATCACGCGCCCGCCGCTAAACTTCTGACAGCCGCCCGTGGTCGTTCCGCTCATGGGGCCATCTTCGACCGCAGCTGCAAACGGAATAGGCGCGTCGCCTGTGTTCTGGCGCGAGATCGAATCTTTCAATCCGATATCGGCAAGATCACCGGGAAACCCCGGCGTGTACTGATCGACGTTGGGATTGCTGATATCGATGTTAGCCATGTTCGTTATCCTCCGATTTCAGGTTGCTAACGCTTCACATGCTGCGCGTGCGGGGTTAGTTGACTCCACTCTTCGCGGTGGCGGGCGCACCTTTCCACGCCTGACGCTGCGCATCCATGTAGGCTTGGCGCGGGTCGGTGTCGTCGCCCGCTGCGGTCGCAGTCGCCAGCGAGCCGATCTGCTTGCGCGAGTCGGTGACCTTGCGGGCGTCGCGGGCTTTCTTCAGTCCAGCCGCGATGGTGTTGAACGCTGTCTCGACCACTTCCGGCTTCGCGTCCGCGAGCTTGATCGTTCCCAGCGCGGCATCGAGCATGGTCTTCGCCATCTCGTCTTTGCTGATCACAGCGTCGAGCGCAGTGACGCGAATGGTGTGCGCTGTGTCGGCGTCGGTGATCTTGAGATCAGGCACCAGTTCACGGGCGTTCGCGATGGCATTGGAGCGGGCCACCACCAGCGCGTGTACCTGCTCTGGCGTCTGCGCGGCATCCTTGAGCGTCTTGATCTCGGCGTCCTTGCCCTCGACCAGCACGCGCACCGCGTCGCCATCAAGCTCTTTGTCGCCCAGCTTGATCTTCGGCACCACCGCCTTCAGCGTAGCGATCTCCTTGCCGCGCTCATCGCACAGGTGGAGCAGACGGTCGAACACTTGCCCCGACTGCTCGTTTTCCATCGTTGCTGTCAAGCCGTCAAAGTTTCGCGTGACCATGGTTTTCTCCTTTTCTCCTGCGCTGTCTCCGATGCGACACTCTGAACCGCAGCGTGCCGCGCCGACAATCGCGATGTGATTGCCGTGAAAGTCTGTCTGCTCGTACTCGTAGTCCTGCCCCAGATGCTTGCCCGCTCTGCGCAGCAGCCGCGCTGCGTAGCCGTTCGACAGCTGCGTCATCTTGGCTTCGTCGATAGCCTTGATCGCGCCATCATCGCGAATGATGAGGGTGCCGATCATGGCGTCGCCCTGCATCTCGACGTCGCGCACATCGCCCACCGCGTTGTCGCGCCAGTTCTTCGCATTCGTCCACTTGTGATCGAGGGTGATGGTCTGCGACTCGAACGTCTCTGTGGCTTTCGCCAGCGCATCGGCTGAGCGATAAACATTGATTACGTCGTTGGGTTTGCGATCTGTCAGGCCAAGCTCGGCGGCGAGATATTTGAAAACGCCAGCGCGAGCCAGCGTCGCGGGCGCAGTGAGATAACCATCAGCAGTAACGGTGCGGGTCGATGATTCAGGCATCGCGAATACATCAGCGAAGGTGCGCTCGAAGTGTTGGCTCTTCCTCATGCCGCTTCCTCCTCTTCGGCTTCCTCGACGTAGGGCAGCGCCACGCAGCGGCAGTTGATATCGTCGCCGGGGTTGCCCATGCCAGAATCGATCGGTGCGCCTTCCGCGAAGCTGAACAGTTCGCCGTCGTTTTCTGCGTGGGTCTCGCGCACGCGCTCATCGCCCGCAGTCTGCCATGTGTACTGGGTGATGCCCACCGCCGCAGCACGGGATTCGTTGAATGCAGCCGCCATCTTGCTGCTTTGATCGCGGGCGATCAGATCGACGCGATAGTCAACGAGGTCGTTTACCTGAGCGATACCATCGCGCAACTTGTCCGAGAGCGACTCCCAACGCTCCGCGGTCGCGACGTGATCGAACATGATCTCCTGCATCCGGTCGTAATACTGCTCCGGTATGGAAGAAATCAGCCCGATGTTGGTATCCACGGCTTCGTTGAATGCGAGTTCGATCTCGTGCTGCCCGCGAAAGGTCGCCAGCGTAGCTAACGGCTGCACTGTTCCGGCACGGATGCCCGCTTGCACTTGTCGGCGGCGACGCTCGCGTGCGAGCCGCTGTGCTCGTGATAAGCTGCGTGGCGCTGCGTCCCCAAAAGCACGATGACGCCACGCGTCGCTGATCTGCGGTTGCGGTAACAGACCCGCCTTAAGCGGGATGCCGTAGCCCTGCAAGTGGCGAGCGAACCACTCATCGGTCGAGTGCAGATTGAGTCGGGCAGCGAATTGCACTGTGCGTCGCACATCGACAGGCATGGTGAAGTTCTTGCGAGCGTGGTCGATGATGTTGGCGATGTGACGATGCACCATGACCCGCTCTGAGACTGCGATCTCGTCGCTCGACGTCCCAACTGTCGCGATGAACTTTCGCATCTCGCTGGTGGCTTCGGCTTTCACATCTTCCGCGATGATCTTCAGGCGGCGGCGATACCACAGTTCATTCTTGCGCTTCACCAGATCAGAGCCGCCACTGCGAAGATAGGCGCGATGCTGGGCCATTAGCTCACCCCCATGTTGGCGATGACCGCAGCGGGGTCGACCACGCCCGTGGTCGAAGGCGGCGGCGTGATGGGTTCGTTGTATGCAGCAAGATCGTCGACGTCCTGCTGCGTCATCGACACCGAGAAGCCTTCCGCGAGCAGATCGGCAGCACAGGTCTCCGGCAGATACGCGCCCGCCTGAAGGTAGATGTTGCGTGCCTGTGCCCGCGTGAATTCGATCTTGGATTTCTCGGTGTCGTTGATTTGCCAGAGGGGATTGAAGTCGAACCAAAGATTGTCGGGGTACTCGCCCAGCGCCGAGCGCACCAGCACCTGATCGAACTGGTTGAGCAGCGGGCGCAGCTTGAATTCCTGCCGCATGGAAAGCGTGTCATACCAGTTGCGGAAGTCGCTGTCGCCTGTCGCATTCAGCCCAGCCGGGGCGCGACCAAAAAGCAGCGTGGCGGGCATCTCGGTTGCACCGCACACGATGTCCTGATGCTTCTCTAACAGCGTGTCGTAGCCGCGCACGTCGATGGGCTGGCGGCGCAGATCGTCTTTCTGGTCGATGATGATGGCGCGAAAGATGCTCTTGAGATCCTGCGCCAGCTTGACGCGATTGCGAATGATCGCCTGACCCTCGGCGTCACTCATGCGCTCGTTAAAATTCTCGATGGCGTACACATCGACCGAGCCTTCCTGCATCGCCTTCGATGACGCTCTGACCGAAGCCTCAAAGCCCTTGATGGCATCGAGCACGCGCTGCACTGTCGAACCGTGCCAGCGCGAGTTGCGCAGCCACGCTAGACGAGGCAAGCGACAGCCATCAAAGCGCAGACAGCGCGACGCATGGATGGTCGTCGCCCCGCTCTGGCTCAGAATCTGGTACGTCTCTGGGTAACGGAAGTTGGGATCGAGCGGGTCGAGAATGAAGTTCTGCGACGCCGTAACCTGCCAGCGGTCGATCACCGTCAGCGACGTCAGCTGCCCCTGCCGCACGCTCTCCACTTCGAGCGGCGCGGCCAGATCGTCGCCATCCAGCCCCATCACGATCAGAGCGCCACCGTAGAGATCGCCCCACATGGTCGCCTCGGTGAACGTCGCCTTCACGCTGAGCGCGGCTTCGAGTTCGCTGATCTGCTCGGTGAGCACGCCCTCGTCGCCCTCGATCTGCATAGTGCGCCACTCGCGGGTCATCTGCTGCGCTGGCGTCTCGATGAAGCGCCCGATGATGAAGCTGTTCAGAAATGCGTTCTCGGCTTCGTTCTGGGTGAGAAAGTGGGTCGGGGTGTATTGCAGCTGCACCGTGGGGTCGTAGCCGATGACCCCCATGCCTGTCTGCTCGTTGCGCAGGGCATCCATGAACGGCTGAATCGCTGGCGTGTACGGCTGACCGAATTGGTCGAGTATCGCGCTCATGATCGAAAGAGAGCCAGCACGACTGGCGTGCTGGCATGTACCTTGGCACCTTAGAAAGCCCACAGCAGGAAGCGCGTCTTAAACCCGTAAAAGAGCGCCTACGATTCCCGAAGCTAATCCGTGACTTACACTTCGTCAATGCCTTGCAGTAGATTATTTGTAACTTATGCAGTTTTTGAGACTACGCGATTTGCCGCAATTGACGCACCTTTTGACTAACTACTGCAAACATCGCCTAACTAGTGCGAACTACGACTAACTAAGTTAATACGTTTATGCCGACCGCCGTACTTACTCCCGAAGAGCGACTGCTCGAACTGAAGGTGATCGAAGAGATCCACCGCCGCAACGCCTCGCGCCACTTCGCCCCGTTCATTCGCTTCATGCAGCCGAGTTATTACATGGGCTGGTTCCACGAGCGGCTGGCCAATGCGCTCGACACGTTCGTGCAGGAAGTGCTCGCCCGTAGATCACCGCGCCTGATCATCGAAGCCCCACCCCGCCACGGCAAGAGCACGCAAGCCTCGCGGCTGCTGCCACCATACCTGCTCGGTCGTGCGCCCCGGCTGGAGATCCTGTCCACCAGCTACGGCGACGCCATCGCGTTCGAGTTCTGCTCTGATGTGCAGCGCATCATGGACTCCGAGCTTTATCACACCGTCTTTCCCCAGACCATGATTCCCGGCATGTACGGCAAGCGCGGCGTGGTCAAACGCTCTGCCGATCACTTCGGCATCATCGACTATGCGGGCGCGTATCGTGCCGCTGGGCTTAACTCGGCGCTCACTGGCCGGGGCGCTGATGTGTTGATCATCGATGACCCGTTCAAAGGGCGCGAAGATTCGCAGTCACCATCGCAGCGCTCGAAGATCTATAACAACTTCGCCAGCGCCGCCATGACCCGCATCCACAAGGGCGGCGGCATCATCCTGATCGCCACCCGCTGGCACGAAGACGATATCGTGGGGCGCATCCTCTCCGACCAAGAGTGGGCTGAGCAGTGGACGGTGATCAGCTTCCCCGCCATCGCCATCGAAGATGAGGTCGACGAGCGCGGCGTTCTGCTGCGGGCGCAGGGCGAGCCGCTATGCGAACGCCTGAAGTCCCGCGCCGAGCTTGACGAGTTGAAGCGCAGCATGTCGATCTCGATGTGGAGCGCGATCTATCAGCAAGCCCCAGCGCCAGAGCAGGGCGGCTTGCTCAAGCGCTACCACTGGCGCTACTGGCAACCCATCGGTGCCAACCTGCCGCCCGTCGTGGTGCACGACGAAGATGGCCATCCCATGGAGATCATCGCAGAAGAGCTTCCGCGCATGTACGACCGCAACCTGCAATCGTGGGATCTCAACTTCGGGGATGTGAAGTCGGGCGACGGCGACTTCGTGGTCGGGCTGGTGATCAAGACGCGAGGCGCGAAGCGCTACATCATCGACCGCTACAAAGAGCGCGCCGACTTCACTGAGACGATCAGAGCCATGCGCGAGATGATCGAGCGCTATCCCGAATGCTCTGCGAAGTATGTCGAGCGTGCTGCTAACGGCGCAGCGTCCATGAACCTGCTGGAAAATACTTACGGCATCACCGGGCTGATTCCCATCCCCAAGGATAAGAACAAGTTTCTCTACGCCGACACTGCCAACGACCAGCTGCGAGCAGGGAACTGGTATCTCCCGCATCCACAGCTGGCTCGCTGGGTCGACGACTTCCTCTATACACTGACTATGTTTCCCAACGCCAAGCACGACGACGATGTAGATGCGTGGTCGCAAGCTGCGATCAAGCTGCAAACCAGTGCTCGGCTCGATCTGTACCTGAACGAAGTTGAGGTGTACGTGCAATGAACATTTTCGTCTTCGGCTCCAATCGGCTCGGCGTGCATAGCGCCAGCGGCGGCGCTCGTGAAGCCCACGCCCACTACGGCGCGGTCTATGGGCGCGGCGAGGGGCTGGCTGGCCAGTCCTATGCCATCCCCACCAAGAAGACGCCCCACGTCTCACTCCCGCTCGAAGAGGTCGCCGTCGGTATCGAGCGCTTCAAACGCTTCGCACACGATCACCGCGAGCACGAGTTCCATCTGACTCGCGTCGGCTGCGGTCTGGAAGGATTCACAGACGAGCAGATCGCACCATACTTCAGAGACTCACCACCTAATGTTCATCTGCCTGATCGTTGGACGGGTTTACTGTCAACGTAGCGTTGCGCTTGTTGTCCATGAAGATTTGCGTTTCAGCCATCGCGCACAGCACACCGACATGCGCGACAGCGCCTTCGAGCGAGATCTTCTCAATCCTCGCTAGATAGACCGCGAACGCAGTGACTGTGGCTTCGAGTCGACGCGTCTGTCTGCGCAGTTCACGCCGCATCATGTAGAACTTCGCTCGCTCGATATCTTCTGCAATTCGCTGTTCGACAAGTTCGATCAGATCGCACATTTGCCGCCCTCCGAGCACTGCTTTTTGCTTGCGATTGAACGAGTATAACTCTGTTATATAATGCGTGCACTTCGCATCCGACAGGGATTGCGACAGGGAGAATGCCATGCATGAGAATTCAAATTGAGCCATCGCAAATTATCGTCTCGCTCGATGGTATCGAGTGCCGCTGCTGGAATGGCATCACTGAAGAGGGAAAGCAAGTCTTCGTCTTCGTGCATCGCATAGCCAGCCGAGAAGAACTAACCGAATTGCTGCCCGTAGATGTAAAGGAGGTTCGATGATGAAGATGCAGGATGCACTCTCACTGGTGCTGCTCTTTCACTCCGACGGCGAGTGGGATGAGACGAAAGCTGCGAAATGGCGTCGACTAACGAACAAGCGCGAGCCGACCACGAAGACGCTATGCGACTGCGTGCGCGAAGCGCTCAAGGAAAACCAATGAGTGAGTTCAAGCTTTTCCGTCTGCAATACACTACGCCAGTGAAGGGCGACGATAAGAAGCTCTTCCTCTACGACGACGACGGCTTCCACTACAGCGCGATCTGGTTTCGCAGTAGCCCAACCGCCTATCCCCATGAAGTGCTCACCGCTGACGCAGCCTTCGCTATGGCGCAAGAGCACTGGCGCTCTGGGCGCGAAGTGCGGGTCACCGATGGCGGCGACATGCTGCTCTTCCATGTGGTCGGCGGCAGGGTACTCTACCCGCAGAACTGCAACCTCGAAGAGTTCTGGAGCACGCTATGAGCGCGGGCGATGTTTTCGTGATCGTCCTGATCATCGCAGTCGCAGCATGGTTCTTCTATCGCTCCCGGCGCAAGAAAGCGATGCTCGCGGCGATGACGCCTGATGAACGCGATGCTTATCTCGCAGCCCTCGCGACCAGCAAGCAAGCGAGAGCGACAGAGAAGCAGGGCGCAATCGACACGCTGCGGCATGGCATCCTGAAACCTGAGATCATCTGCCCGCACTGCCAAGTGAAGGGATACGTTCACACGAAATCAGTGAACCGCAAGAAAGGCGTCAGCGGCGGCAAAGCTACGGGCGCGATCTTGACTCTCGGCTGGTCGCTGTTAGCGACTGGCTTGTCACGCAAAGAGCGCGTCACCGAAGCATGGTGTGGTAACTGTAAAGCAGAG